TTGTCATAACATAGACGACACACCTTAATTTGCTGCATCGCCTCAACACCAGCTCTCGCCCGCGACTGGATGCTCTCAAATGCCATAATGGTCTGAGCCAGCCACTGCAAAAATGGGCGGGTCGTGGTAAATGTATGCACCGTCTCGTACCTAGCCTGCGTACCGTTTGCTACCACCCGCTCCACATTAATGACCCAAAAATCGGGCCAATCATCAATGATGGGTGGAAGTTTTGCGGGGTCAATCATTTCTGGATCATCATCCCTCGCGTAGCGTGGCTGTGGGGACACAGTAAGTACAAACGGAAAACGGCGTTGAACCGCTATCGGACACGAGAAATACGCAAAAGCATTTAAATGCTTCGTGTTTGTCGTCGCTACGCACATACGTGCGCGGACTGGGTTCTTCCCCTTATCCTCCAAGCTTGCTTGATTAGGTACCAACGGAACATCGTTCATAATCTGGATCACCTCACTTAATGAATTGTCCGCAATTTTACCGTCAGGATGGGTGAAAGCGATATCGTCAAGGAGAAGAAACCACTTCATAGAATCCCAACCCGACCAGAAATCATCGCAGGTATTGCGCGTGTACTTGAACTCGTCTTCCGTGGGTAATCCAAGTACTTTTCCTGCATACTGAAATAGCATACTGGTGAACGTCGATTTGCCCACACACGTTTTTCCGTGAACGAGTAGAGCAAAAGGTGGACGCCGCGACTTTTGAGCCTCACGGAAGGTTCCGATCTCGGCTCGCATAAGCAGTAAGTCGTTCATCATCCTCTTAATGTTGGTAAGCTCAAATCCTGACGCTTTAATACCATACTTGAGGATAGAAGTGCCTTCCTCTAGGCAGTGGGTTAAGTCAGCCATGAATTGATGGTAACTGGTACCTTGCGACTCTAGATCACCACGGAACTGATACTCTCGCTTCAGCTTCTGGCACGCATCGAACCACTTGCCAAAGTCAGTGGGACCATGCATGAAGGTCTCCCACGATCCAGACTTACGGTAAAGCAATGTACGCTGAAGAAACATAGCGGTAGTGTCAAGTAATGTCGTTAAGAAGTTTAATCCCATCAAAGGGGAAGCCACCTCCTTCTTGCACACAATAGCCACCTTCTCATCAATGGGAATTCCCACAAGAGAGAAGACACCAAGTGCGACTGCGTACTTGTACACCCGCATGATCTGCTGTACAATGCTGCTATCCTTAATAGCTTCCCAATTCTTCAACAAACTCCGCAGATCAGTTACAGCCTCAAGAATTGTCTCTTCATCAGCCTGAACCTGATGATTGAACACGTCGTGCAATACATCAGACAAGATTCTCGTGACTCCATACAGCAAAGGGGTTCCTGTTCGGAGTTTTATAAAAACCGACAGTGCTAAAACACGATCGCAGTTCCCCTTAGCGCGTAACAGTTGAATACACAATAAAGCCACATCTTCGATGAACGAAACAATGGCTGAATCAGTGTGCTCTGTAAGCATAATCATCGGATCAAAATCCAAATTTTGGAGCTCGTATTTTGTCTTACGTGCCCGCGCCTTCTTCATACCACGTTGGGAATAAAATTCCCCATATTCAAACTTTCTCACCCTTTGGGCGTTTTCGTGATATTGAGCTGTTAGCTCAAATTCCTTGGCCCTATCAGAGAAACTCCGCGTCCAAAACGAAGGAGTCCTCGCCCTCGCTGTTGAAACTACCCGCTCAACATCGAACAAGTGTCCTTCAAGGCGGTATTGCTTCATCATTCTTTCATTGGTGTAAAAGGCCGCCACATCAATGATTGATGGCGGCACGAAGCTTTCGTTCGTAATTCGGATTTTGTGCATTCTGGTTTTTGATCAGGTATATTTTTCTGCCCCCTGGTGGGCATACCCCCGCGATTCTTCGGTAGCGGGGTACATCCTAGGTGAGTTTACACCCTCAAAACCTGCCAATAAGTTAGGTCTTGCATTGCCAGGCGATCCTCGGCGCCAACTGACGCTGTAATCTACCATGTCTTACCTTTACACGTCGTCCAATAGGAGCGGAGAGGTGGTGCGACAATTGCTAGTATGCGAAGAACCAGGTCAAACCTATTCTAACTCTTGAACAAGTCCTGACTTTCTTTTTCTATTTCTATTATTTCTACTCACTTGATAGTATTTTATTTTACGTGGTTTTTTGGTTGACCATTAACCCAAAACAATATGAAAACAAATAATAAGGGGTGGCAATTTTAATCTATTGAGGACTACCAACCTCTAAGGTTTCTTAACGAGTTTCCTTCTCGGCCTCATTTTCCTTAAATAGAGGTAAACTTAGAAACTAACTCCCAGAGTTAGGAGAATCTCAGAGTAGGAGGTGTATGATTGATCTAACATTAAGGGGGCTTGGCATCCCCACACAGACAACCTCAGCGAATCACCACGATCGCTTCTGACCTAAGGGGGCTGTCACCCCAATGATGACCCTCTACTCTGAGCCCGAACTTAATCGGCTCTCATAAATACGGAGTGTTGTGAAACACCC